CATCTACTGCTATGGCCAAAATTGGCTGCAATTGACGCGGGCGTTTCATCTGGCGAGACATATTCGCTTATGGCCAATTCTCAAGTTGAGTTTTGGACATGATCCTTAACAGTTGTGTGCTATAAGCCAAAATGGCTATGAATAACGGCGCACGCAAGAAAGTGCTCGACAGCTTGTTCAATCGCGCTCTCATCACACCTCTGGGCGATGAATGGTTTGTCGCGGCCGAAGGCTAAGACGCACTGGGCCTGCCGCGCCCGGGACCGATCACCGTCACGGATCCAGAGATCGAAGCCGCTGTTGCCGCCATCGAGACAAAGGCGCGCGCTGAGGCCAAGACGCCGCGCACGCGCGACAACAGCAAGCAGGCCACGGTCATCAGCATGCTCAAGCGCCCCGAGGGCGCGACCATCCCACAAATTTGCGAAGCCACCGGTTGGCAGGCACACACGGTGCGCGGCACGTTTGCCGGTGCGTTCAAGAAGAAACTTGGACTCAATCTGGTGTCAGACAAGGGCGAAGGAGACAGGGTCTATCGGATCGCTGGCTGAGCCAGATCGGCAAGCACATTGAATTGCGCGCCATCACCTGCACGAGTTGCCTCGCCGCCGGTGAAGTCCTGCCAGCGCTTGACGATCACGTCCACGTACTTCGGATCGAGTTCGATCAGTCGGGCGCGACGTCCTGATTTTTCGCAGGCAATCAGACTGGAGCCAGAGCCGCCGAACGGGTCAAGAACCAGATCGCGCGTCTTACTGCTGTTGCGCACCGCGCGCTCGACCAGCTCCACCGGCTTCATGGTCGGATGCAGGTCGTTCTTGTGCGGCTTCTTGATCTGCCACACATCACCCTGGTCGCGGGCTCCGCACCAGTAGTGCTCGGCACCATCGCGCCACCCGTACAGGATGGGCTCGTACTGGCGCTGGTAGTCGGCGCGGCCCATGGTGAGGGTGTTCTTGGCCCAAATCACGAAGGTCGACCACTTGCCACCGGCAGCGCGGAAGGCCGACTGCAAGGTGTCCAGTTCCGATGAACTCATGGCGATGTAGACCGCACCCTTGGTGACATTGAGGATGTTCTGACAAGCCACCATCAGGAAGGCACCAAAGCCGTCACCCATGTTGTCGTTCAGGATCGGGCGATTCTTGCCACGCATCTTGTCCTTTGCAGTGTTGGCGTAGTTGACGTTGTAGGGCGGATCCGTGAACGTCATGTCCACCAGTTCGTCACCCAACAGCACCTTGTAGTACTCAGCCTTGGTGGCATCGCCGCACAAAACCTTGTGATCACCGAGCAGCCAGACATCGCCAGCGCGCGAGATGGGGTTCTCGGAGACTTCCGGAACCTGATCCTCGTCGGTGAGTCCGTCAGTACTGGCGTCACCCGCAATCAGTGCATCCCATTCATCGGGACTGAAGCCGGTGATGCCTAGATCAAAGCCACCGTCTTTCAACTCGGCCAACTCAAGGCCCAGCAGTTCGTCGTCCCAGGACGCGTTCTCGCCGATCTTGTTGTCGGCCAGGATCAGCGCCCGGCGCTGGATGTCCGTCAGATGCGCCATCGGGACCACCGGAACCTCAGTCATACCAAGTTTGCGGGCAGCAAGCAGGCGTCCGTGGCCGGCAATGACATTGTTCTGTCCGTCAACCAGGATCGGTGCACCCCAGCCAAATTCGGTGATGCTGGCAGCAATCTGGGCCACCTGCGCATCGGAGTGCTGCTTGGCATTGCGGATGTAGGGAATCAACGCCGCGACCTGGCGCAATTCGATCTTGAGATCAGCCACTGGATTACGCATGGGCCAACTCCCGGACGCCCAGACGCTCGGCGGCAACATCCTCAAATGATTGGCCGGTGCCATCAAGCAAGATGGCTACATCCGGGTAGTTCTGCTGGAAGCGGCGTATCGCAACGTCCACGTACTCGGGAGCGATTTCCACCGCGCGGCAGCGGCGTTGCGTGCGCTGCGCGGCAAGCAGCGAGGTTCCCGAGCCATTGAAAGGCTCGAAAACCACCTCAGCCTTGGCGGAAAAAGCCTCCATGACATGCTCGGGCAGTGCAACCGAGAACACGGCGGGGTGGTCAATGTCCTCACCAATCTTGCCTTTGTGTCGCATGATGCGAATGACGCTGTCGGGGATGCGCATGTCCTGGGTTGGCGTGCCAGCATGGGACCAGCCCCCGACTTCGCCATCCTTCTTGCGCATGGCGGTTGACGATCCATCGGCGCGCAGGTGCGATTCCTGACCGGCGTGCTTGCAAGGCACGATCTTGTTCGGGCGACGGGCCTCCCGATTGAAATGGAAAATGAATTCGAAGCTGGGAGCCAGACGACCGTTCCAGTCACCCGGCATACCCGGCCCCTGGTCCCACACGTACCAGGCAAAGCGACGCCAGCCAGCAGACTGCATCCACTGCAGCCAGCCATCCCAATACGGAATGACTTCGTTGTCGCGGTGAATCAGGCCCAAGTTGACCAAGAGCTGAGCATTCGTTGCCAAGGGCAAGGTGGCGAACACGCCGCGCATCAAGCCATCCCAATCAACGATGCTGTCGGTGTAGTCCCTTTGGTTACCGTAGGGTGGCGATGTGAAGCACAGCGTGGCGCGGTCTATGCCCATGAGTGCTGAGATCACGTTAGCGTCAGCAGCGTCACCACAGATCAGCCGATGTTCACCAATGATCCAGATGTCACCGGCTTTGCTGACAGCATTGACCGGCGGTTCAGGCAGTTCGTCTGCGGCGTCTTCGGATGAATCCGAATCTTCTTCGCCATCCTTGGCTAGCAAGGCCTCGATCTCCGCGTCATCAAAGCCAGTCAACTCCAGGGCGAAGCCGGCATCCTGCAGTTCGGACAGTTCCAGTGACAGCAGTTCGCTGTCCCATCCGGCCCGTTCGGTCAGCTTGTTCTCGGCCAGGATAAACGCGCGCTTTTGGGTGTCGGTGAGATGGGCCAGTTCGATCACCGGCAGTTCCGTCATCTCCAGCTTGCGCGCAGCGAGGATCCGACCATGGCCTGCAATGACGCCGCGATGGCCATCGACCAAGACAGGATTGTTGAAGCCGAACTCCCGGATGCTGGCCGCGATCTGCGTGATCTGCTCATCGCTATGCGTGCGCGCATTGCGGGCATAGGGGATCAAAGTCTCGATCGGCCGATAGTGGATTTGCAGGGATGACATCAATGGACCCAGAAATGCGAAAACCCGCTGAGAGCAAGTGGCTCAGAGCGGGTTTGTGGTGTCGGTCAGCCGTGTTGCGATGCCACTTGGCACTGCTCACACGTCTGTCCAGAAGATAGCCGAAATAGTAGAGCAAAACACCCCAATGTGTTGCACGCTCAAATGGAGGCTTGCGCCGCAGATGTACGCAAGACACGCAATAGCGCCTCGCACACAAGCCAAATCCCGCCAATTCACGCTTGGGCATTCAATTGCTCAACGACGATCTGAATCGACAACTTCCAGCGCCTCCATGCCGTCGTGCGACAGCACCCGAATCGCCTGCCGATTTCGTTCCACTCGTAGTTGTCCGCACGCATCCAGACCAGATGGCGACTCTCGACCTCAAGCCACTGCACCCAGCCCATGGTCTCCAGCATCTGGTCGACGTCCTTGGGATCAGGTGGAAAGCGAATCACGCGGTCGTTGTCCGCAAAGCGCTCCCACTCCTGGCGCACGATCGGTGGCCACAGGTTGAAGTAGCCCTGGACACGGACTGGCGGCAGGCGACGACCGGTGACGACCGCCTCATGAAAGCGTGCGGCGACATCGTTGGCGGACCAGACAGTGGGGTGTTTAGCCATGCCGAGTCCTCCCGTACAAACGGTCCCCGATGATGCGAACCAGCTGGCGCTCGATCACGCCTAGCCGTTCATCTGCCTCGGAGACGACGAGGATGTGTTGCTCCTGCCAGCCGCGTTGTTTCACAACATCCAGATCAACGTGTTCGCCTTGCATGCGGCCCAGAGGCGACGGGTAATGCGCTTGTGGCGTTTTCATGTCATGCCCCCTGGGTGTCGATGGCCCAGTGCAGCAAGGCCAGGGCATCGGCTTCGTTGTCGTCTGTTACCGGATGTCCCTTGGCCCGCATGGCAGTAATGACATCGTCCTTGCCTGCATTGCCTTTGCCCGTTGCATGCTTCTTGATCGTCCCGACTGGAACGCCTTGGTACGGGACGTTGCGGTGCTCGCACCAGGTGGTGAGCGTGGCCATCAAACCGCCGTAGACGTGCGCGGCATCCACGCCGGCATGGCGGCGCACTTCCTCGAAGTACACCGCATGGATGTCGTTTGCCATGGTGTGGATTTCCGACAACCAGCGCTTGAACCGCAGGAAGCGCATGCCGCCGCCCTCAAACCGTTGTGGCTTGAGACTGACGAAGCCATGGGCGATCTGGTGATCACGCGCACGCATGGCCCACCCGGTCGTGGTGCCGAGATCGATCGCCAGAATGGTAAGCAAACCACCCGCTTGGGTGACAGGGCCGACGATGGTTCTGACAGGTTCTGACACATCGGACTCGGGATAACGTAACTTCTCTTTAGGTGCGCCCGCGCGCACGTGTAGCAAGTTAATGTTTTGGGTTGTCGGATGCGTCAGACCGTGGCTGGTGCTTGGGATTTTTGTCATGACCGGTCCCTCAGTTATCGTTGTAGGGGTAGCTTGCGCGTGGGAGGTTGGTCGGCTCCTTCAAGCCGATGCCGACAAAGCCGCGCATGCCCGAGCTGTCGCGCCATTTCTCGAAGCGGCGCGTCAAGAGCGCATCCGAGAACCGGCGCATAGAGCCCAGAAACTCGCCATTGGTCTCGGCCCACTGCTTCCAGTCGTTGAACAACTCGAACGTCAGCGCTTTTGCATTGCCATGCAAAACGCAGCGGTCCTCGATCCAGCGCCCCATGGCGTCCTCAGCCTCGAAGTACTCCTCAGTGGCATCCATGACGCTTTGCGGCTGTTTCAGGCCGGACTGCTGCCACAACAAGCAACCCTCCAGTGCCCACGCCAGAATGCCGTCGCGCTCCTGCAGCAGCTTCTCGGTAAGCTTGCCGTCGCGCCGTTCGGGCGGAATGGTCACCGTGAAAGGAATCAGATGCAGACGCCGCTTCATGGCCTCGTCCACATTGCGGATGGACGGTTTGTGGTTGCCGGCGATGACCAGCTTGAAGTGCGGCGTGTAGTCGAAAAAGTCCTGGCGCATGAAGCGCGCCGACACCTTGTCACCGCCGGTGATGGTCTTGATCTTGGATTCGTTCCAGCGCCGCGCTTGCTCGGTCTCAATCGATGCGACAAACCGTGCGCCGCGCAGACCTGCCAGATCAGTGGGATGCCGGTCCGACCGTGTTTCCATGAACGTGTCCATGGGCGCGTTGGCGGCGTAGTCACCCAGGATGGTGGCAATCACATTGACGAACACCGACTTGCCATTGGCACCCGTGCCGTACAAGAAGAACAGCGCGTGCTCGCTGGTCACCCCGGTCAGGCAGTAGCCCACCATGCGTTGAAGATAGACCATCAGTTCCGCATCGCCTCCGGTCACATCCGACAGGAAGCCGCGCCAGGTGGGGCAGTCGCCTTGCGGCACAGCAGTGCAGACCTTGGTCATCCGGTCAGCACGGTCATGCGAGCGAATGACGCCACTGCGCAGATCCACGACACCACCGGGTGTGTTCAGGAGCCAGACATCGGCATCCCAGTGTTCAGCCATGGACGCGTGCTTGGGATCACTGCGAGCGATGCGCTCGACCGCGCTGATCGTGGACGAACTGGCCAGACGCGCTCGCAGACGCGGCGTGTCAGCTTTGAACGATGCAGCCCGGCAGATGTTGCGCGACAGATGCTGGATGTAGAGCAACTGATCCGGATTCCAGCGGATCCCGGTCCACACAAGCCACTTGCCCCATTGGGCGCAGTAACGCCAGTCCTCACCGTAGCGGCGCGTGAAGGCGGTGGCCAGCCCGTCCTCGGTGGTCCAGTCGATGCCCTCGACCAGCTTGTCCTCGATGGGCGCATTGCTTTGGGCAGCCACCGGCACGCGGTCACCGGCCATCAGGAATCCGTGAACGTCAAAACCCTCGGCAATCGCATCGGCCGCATCCCATCCGTCGGGCTTTTCCGCTGGCGGATACAGGATGGCAACGGACCCAGCGCCAGCAGCCAGAATCGCCTGCGATGCGCGATCCGCGTACTCCCAACCGGGCTTGTCACGATCGGGCCAGATCAGCACGACCTTACCCTCCAGCGGTGACCAGTCGGTTTTATCGACGGGCGCGTTGGCACCGTGCATGGCCGCGGTGGCGCAAAGCCCCAAGTCGATCAAGGCCTGCGCGCACTTCTCGCCCTCGACCAGAATGATCTGGTGGGCAGCAACCAGCCCCGGCTGGTGGTACAGCGGTCGTGGGTTGGGCGGTGCCATCTTGCGGCGCTTGGCATCCCAGGGCCGGAACTCCTTGCGCCGCCCGGGTGGGTCGTACCGGTACACCACGGCGATCAAGGCTCCGCTGGCGTCCAGGTAGTCCCATTTGGCAGTCGCCTGGCCAAGATCGTCCACCGGGGCTTCGCGTTTGGCTTTGCGGGCCGGCACAGGGCTGGCACGACCGGTCAGATCGGCGGCGTATTGCAACACGCGTGCGAAATCGGTGTGCACGTCCGCAGACATATGCCGCGCCAGCAGATCGAAAATGTCGCCGCCGTCGCCGGTTGCACGGTCCGTCCACAGACCAGCCTTATCACCGTCGACCACGATTTCCAAGCTGTCGCCGGGACTGCCCAAGATGTCGCCAATATGGAACTTCCCGCGCCGGACCTTGCCCGCAGGGAAGATGGTGGAAAGCACTGATTCGAGCCGCGCCAGCAACGCAGAGCGGATCTCATTGCGCTCGGCTCCGCGATCCATCTCAATCGGCGCAGCGCAATCATTGAAATCCATGGGATCCGGATGTCCCTGCTCACTCATCGGACACCTCGCTTGCCGAAACGACGCCACAGGACATCGTGCTGCCGTACAACTGCTGCCACTGGGCAAGCTCCGAGAGCTTGAACCGCACCATCCGACCGATGCGGTAGTGCGGGATCCGCAGCTTGGTACGCTGGCGTGCGTTGGTCATGTAGTACATCGGCAGGTTCATGGTGTAAGCCGCTTCGCGGGCATCAACGAACGGCTCCCGGACCACAGGGGGATGGGGTGAAGTGGTTTTCATGGATTGGTCCTCCAGCAACGGTCTGCCCACGCGCAGAACTTGCATTCGAAATGGGTGGAATCGGTGAATGAGCGCGGCAGCAGATCACCCGCCTCACTGGCTGTGATCACGCGCGCGGCGCGATCGGACATGCGCTGCGCCAGCGCCGCGTCAAACGGGATCAGTTCGGCGTAGATCTCCATCGTGTCGGCATTGACAGCGGTGAATAGCGCCGGGTGTTCGTGCAACTCGAGGTAGCTCTGGTACAGCGCGATCTGCGCGGCATAGATGGGCTTGGAGACAGCCAGCTTGTGTTTTTCAACATCACGCCAGGACTTGGCACCGAGACACTTGTTCTCCCACAGAGACGGATATGCAAAGCCTTCAGGCCCGGCAATCAGCACGCCATCCACATGGCCACGCAGGCGACCGCCTGCCACAGAGAAGCCAAACTGATGGCCGTTGGCGTCTTCGGTCTTGAGGTGAAAGCCAGCCATGCGCAGCCATCGAATCGCCATATCCTCGGTGCGATGGCCGCGCTCGAAGATGCGCAGCAGTCGCCCGGAGAAGCCTTTGCCATGGTCCACCGGTGCTTTGGCGTACTCGTACTGCAGTTGTCGCTCGCACGCGGCTCCCAGACGCGAGGCACCCAGGTACTCGCGCGATGGAGTTGCGTCGCGCTCGGCTTCCAGAGCCTGGTCGACCAGTTCCTGGAGTCGCCCCGAGAGACTGGCCGATGAGTTGAAATCAATCATGGTTTCGTCTCCCATGGCAGGTCGTCCACCATGTCGGCAAACGGGTTCTCGGACAGCGGTGGCACGGACTCGCGGATCGGGTCATTGACTACCTTCACGCTGGGCATGCGCACGCTCGGGTATTTGGTGCGCTCGTGTTGCGCTGCCATCTCGTCGACATAGGCTGTGACGATGGCTTCAATCACCGACAGCGCTTCCGCTTCCGAGTACGCCCCAAGGGGCTTATCGAAACCGATCGCACTGGCCGCTTCACCGAAGAACTTCAGGCACATGCGCATGGCGGCCTTTTCCAGAGGCGTGGCATCAACCATGGCCACCTCCGGTGGAAGACCCTGGTCCAGCGCCCGGGTCCAGGACCCGTACAGCTTGTGAAACGCGTCCTGGCAGCGGCGTGAGCAAAACACCCAGTCGATTGGGTAGCGCCGGGGGTCGCCCACCCGGTGCCGGTTC